GGTCTTTTATGAAAGTTTTGAAGCAATCAGTTTTGGCCCAAATTCAAATTATATTTGATTATTGAACTATATGTCCACCGAAGTGATTATTAACAACGTCCGAACTAAGCTTTGGCTTTACAACGTGACGGAGAAGAAAGCAATCGAAGGAGACACGCATCGATTTACGTTGGATTCTGGAACCCAGAAGACAGTAGATTTTGAGATCACGTGTTCAGTGTGCAAGTTGAAGGCCTGGTTGTGTGAGGAGAAAATCCACACAGGAATATCGGACGACTACGACACCATTGAACTCGTTGGAAAGTGTGAAACCTGCGATCAGTAGGCTGGATAAACATATAGTTGTAAAGGAAACTACTAGAGTACGTAAGTCCGTGGTTGAGAAAACTCGTGTTGGTTGGTTTTGCTGTACGTCTTCAAGAGATGTCGACAATGAAACAATACCTGGGAACTCCCTGGAGTCTACTTCTAATTCTAGCAGCCTTTGCTCTCCAATTACCCAACAACCTCTCTCCCGTATCGGGAGTGATCCTACAAATAGGATTACTTCTAGTATGGAGCGGTCGATTCGCTTGGCTAAGTTGGCTTCATCGAGTTCATTTGACTCTGGAGCCCATCGTAGTTGAGAACTCAGGCCGCACGATCGGAACTCCGTGGTTTGAACCCTTTCAAGGGGTGATGATAAACGTTGAGGTCCGTGGTGAGATCTTCCCTGTATGCATAAACCCTGAGTGGTGGCACTTACTTCCTGGCTCGGCGATACCTAAGAGCCAGCAAGAAACTGTAACCACTTCCGTGATGTCGCCTGTCAAGGCATGTTCAGAACCTGGGTCTCTAGTATGCTTGGAAAACGAAGCGGGGTTAGTAATTGGAATGGGCAGTAGGGTGAAGACAGGTGCAAAATCAGTCCTGCTCACAGCTTTCCATGTCCTCAAAATGAGTACCTCCAAAGTGTATATCGCTAAGGGTGGGAGAAGAATTGAGTTAGATAGGAGCTGGTGTGTGGATTGTTGGAATCGTGACCCTGAGCTTGATTTCGTGGCAGTGATAGTACCCGATAAGGTATGGTCCAGCCTCGGAGTCGCTTCAGCGGCGGCGAAGACAATGAGGGGCTCCCAAACAATCGTTTGTTATGGGGGAAAATCTTCTGTACAACTTTACTCTTCTGTCGGGCGTGCGAACATCGGGAAATGTGCGCAAATACATCACACGGCATCCACAACTAACGGGTGGAGCGGGACACCGCTCTATCAAGATGGTATGGTTGTCGGGATCCACCGTAGTTTTGAAACTGTAGGGGAGTCGAACCTAGCGACGAACTTTCACTTCTTGACTGCGGAGACCGAATCTTTGATTAGTGATGGAAAGAGCATGGAGATCGATGAAGATGAGATCCGTTCGCGTGATAATCCCATTGACTATGTGATCGGGGGTCGCGGTGTAGTAACTTTCGCTGAAAGTGAATTTGCCCGCACCTACGAGGACTTCAAAAGAACCGATGATTGGGCGAAAGCCAACAAAGGCCGGTTGTGGAGCGAGATAGTCGATGAAGATGAGGATTACGTTTATTTTGATTCAATGGAAACCTTGTTGTCGGAGGAGCATTTAAACTCCCGGCAGGCGGCGAGCGAGTGCTCGCTGCCGCCACTGACATCGGAGGATATCGATGGACAGAACGGAAACCTATCAGCCTCACCGGGATGCCACTCTACGGAGTCGGACAATCGGATGTGCGTTTTAGAGAAATTGGTCGAACAACTGACTCTCAGCGTCTTCAAGATGCAAGAGACTATTTCCCAGAACTCTGTGACTTTAGCTGGCCTGAACGCGGATCAATTGCGGAACTCGATTCCCTCTTGTTCCAAGCCGGTCGCCACAAAGCCACGCGTGCTCCCGGTAACCTCAGTGAAGCTTGTAGAAGACTCATTGAAGAGTACCCTCGAGCCCCAGTCCCCCGCTACTTCCGAGGCCAAGAATGGTCGCAAGAAGAGATCACGCAAGCGGTCTCGGAAGTCGCGGAGAGAGACGTCAACAAAGACGCCTCTCCCGGGGTCCCATACTTCAAACTAGGAACAACCAACCGAGCGGTCTTGGCACAACATATGCATTTTATATCCTTTGTTGTGGCCGCTAGGTTGGAAGCGCTCTCCCAAATGCCCTTAGAGGAAAATCTAAATCCTGAAGAGCTGGTGAAACGCGGGTATTGCGATCCTGTTAGACTTTTCGTTAAGCAGGAACCTCATCCGCGTCGGAAGATAGAGCAGAGACGGTTTCGTCTCATCTCTTCCGTTTCGCTAGCAGATCAACTTGTAGAACGATTACTCTTCGGGTATCAGAATAGAATGGAAATAGCGTTGTGGCGGACTACCCCGTCGAAACCTGGAATGGGTCTGTCCCTTCTCGAGCAGGCGACTGCTATCTGGCGAGATTTGGTTCACAAACATTCTACCGCCCCAGCCTGTGAGGCGGACATTTCGGGTTTTGACTGGTCTGTCCAGGAATGGGAATTACTAGCTGATGTTGAGATGAGAATTGCCCTTGGGCGTTTTCCTCCGAAGCTAGCTCACGCAGCACGTGCGAGGTTCCGTTGTTTAGCGGGTAGTGTCTTTCAACTCTCTAACGGAGAAATGATATCCCAAGGTTTGCCTGGTTTGATGAAATCGGGTAGTTATTGCACCTCGAGTACGAATTCTCGTATTCGGTGCTTGATGGCCAAAATCATTGGGGCGCCATGGTGTATAGCCATGGGTGATGACTCTGTGGAGGGTTACGTTGAAGACGCCAAACTAAAATACGGG